GCTAGTGTTAATTTGGGTACGGGTAACAGGCGTTATGCTTCTGCTACAGTTCAATGGTTTTACGATTATACCCACTCAGGAACATGGCGGTGTATGGGGTACGCAGAAGACTTTGTAGCGACAGGTTATTCTGCGAGTGGTGTTGCAACTTTATGGCTTCGGATACTTTAATATGAAAACGATAATTACTGAATACAGAAATGCTGCGTACATCCAGAACGGTTGGATCAACGTTGAGATCAATCATCCAGATATGGGGTGGGTTCCATTTACATGTGATCCGAACGACTCTGCAAGTTTAATAGATACGCAACAATTGTTCGACTTAATTGAAGGAAACGGCGATGCTGCAGCATATGTGCCGCCAACCCAAGAAGAATTAGATGCAGAAAAAGCAGCAGGCGTTAGAGTAGAACGCGATGGTATACTTTTGCATGTTGTAGACCCAATGGTGTCAAATCCCTTGAGATGGGAAGAGTTGTCTGAGTCCGAGCAACAAGAGTGGCGTGACTATCGGACAGCACTCTTAAATATACCACAACAAGCAGGATTCCCCAACAGCGTTACTTGGCCTACAGCACCGTGAGGTAATAAATGCCGCTACAAAAGCTTCAGTTTAAGCCCGGTATAAATAGAGAAACAACCTCTTATACCAATGAGGGCGGTTGGTTCGATGGAGACAAAATACGTTTTCGTTTTGGTATGCCTGAAAAAATTGGTGGCTGGACTAAACGTAACACATTTAGCTTTTTAGGCTCTGCACGGTCTTTACATTCATTTACTGCGCTGGATGGGTCAAACTACTTGGCCTATGGGACACATCTAAAGTACTATTTAGACCTTGGCGGAGGTCTTCATGATATTACGCCTATTAGGTCAACTTCAGCGGCTGGAGATGTAACTTTTTCCGCTACAGACGGTAGTTCAGAGATAACAGTTTCTCACACCGCGCATGGTGCGGCTGTTAATGATTTTGTCACTTATAGTGGCGCAGTTAGTCTTGGCGGCACAATTACAGCTAACGTTCTTAATCAAGAATATCAGATTTCTGAAATAGTCACAGATGATTCTTATAAAATAATTGCGCGTGAAGTGGAGAGCCTCGAAAGCATTTCAGTTAATGGCGTTTACACTCCCAATGAAATAAATGCTAATTCATCAGATACAGGAAATGGTGGATCGTCTGTTGTTGGAACATATCAAATCAACACAGGATTGGACGTTGCTATCACAGGTACAGGTTGGGGTGCAGGCTCTTGGGGCCGTGGCTCGTGGGGTTCAGCTTCAAGCATTACTGCAAGTGTTGAAGAATTTCTAAGAGCTTATGAGCAAGATAACTTTGGTGAAGACCTTATATTCAACGTAAGAGATGGTAACATTTATTATTGGGATAAAAGTGCTAATGTTCCTGTAGACCCAGCCGATGATTATGGTCGTGCTGTTACTTTATCTAGTTTAAGTACTGACACGACAACACCGACAGTTGCAAAAAAGGTCATGGTTTCTGATAGAGACCGACATGTTATAGCTTTTGGGTGTGATGGAGAAACAAGCATAGGAACTCAAGACCCTTTGCTTATTAGATTTAGTGATCAAGAAGACCCTCTTGAATGGCAAACACTTCCATCAAATACTGCTGGTGAACTTAGAATCGGTACTGGTTCGAAAATTGTAACTGCAGAAGAAACAAGACAGCAGATTCTTGTCTTCACAGATAAGTCTCTGCATTCTATGCAGTATCTTGGCCCACCTTTTACATTTGGTATTAACCTAATATCTGAAAATATTACAATTGCAGGGCCAAGTGCAGCAGTATCAGTTGATGACTCTGTTTTCTGGATGGGACTGAATGAGTTCTACTCTTACTCTGGTTCTGTTCAGCGTATTCCATGCTCTGTTAGGGACTATATCTTCAGTGATTTCAATACTGAACAATATGAGAAAGTTTACGCTGGAGTAAATTCTGCTTTTGGTGAGGTTTGGTGGTTTTATCCATCAGCGGATAGTACCGAAAACAATCGTTATGTTGTCTACAACTATCAACAGAATCTTTGGTATTACGGTGTTCTTTCACGAACAGCGTGGATGGACCGTGGCATAACCTTTAGTCCACAAGCTGCATCGGCAGGGTTTATTTACAACCAAGAAACAGGCTTTGATGATGGAAGTCAGTCACCTTCTGCCGCTATTACTAGCTATATTGAATCTAGCCAAATAGATATTGGTGAAGGTGATCAATTTGCATTTATTAGGCGTATCCTTCCAGACATAACCTTTAGGGATTCGGAAGGTAGCCCATCTGTAGACTTTACAGTAAAAGCTAGAAACTACCCCGGCGGTGCATATTTGCAGACAAATACAGGTGCTGTGGAACGTTCATCTACAACGCCAGTTGAGCAATTTACAAATCAGTTAAACGTTCGAGTAAGAGGGCGATCTTTTGCCTTCAGAGTGGATTCTGACAACACAGGTGTCGGCTGGAGATTAGGCTCTCCGAGGGTCGATATTAGACCAGACGGGAGAAGGTAATGTCTCGTAGACTAAACGTACCTTACTTTCCTTTGCCCCCAAGGTTTTATAGTCAGAATTACCTTGCTGAAATTGTTCGTTCATTCTCTGTTTATCTTGCGCAGCAGCAAAACCCGGGAGAGGGTCGTAACACTACGCTTGTTTTGACGGATTTACCGCAAGATGATTACAATTTGGAAACTGGAGCATTGTTTGAGCAGGATGGTATTGTAAAAATAACCAGAGCAAATGCGCCACATGTAAGAGGCTTATCCTCGACGGGAGAGGTTGGATCAGTCACGGTGACGACAACATGAGGCACAAACAATGGCTATTCTTGAGTCTATTGCCGCTGCGAACGCAGCTTTTTCTGTAATTAAGACTGCTCTCGGCAATGGTCGTGAGACTGCAGGTCTTATAGGGGCTGTAGGTAAGTTTTTGAATGCAGAAGAAGACGTAAAAGAAGCAATCAACAAAAAGAAGTCTAGTCCGATCACAATGATCACGGGTAGCTCTGAAGGTGATTGGGAAGAGTTTCAGCACCTAGAGAACCTACGTCAAAAGCGGCAAGAATTAGAGTCCTACTGCCGCTTGTATGCGCCACCGGGAACTTGGGACCGTTGGCAACAGTGGCAAGCTGAAGCTCGAAAGCAGCGTCAAGCGGCTAAAAAAGCTGCAGAAAAGGCTCGTGAAGAGCGAATGGAGTTATTTGCTACAATTGCTGGAATATCTATGGCAGTTATTGTTGTTGTTTTGTGTGTTTATTACTTAGGTGTATATTTAAATAGGTGGTAGAACTTAAAGAAATTAAGCCAAATGTATGGTGTGTGTACAAAAATGGAAAAGTGGTTATAATTACGACCCATAAGCGAATAGCGGAGCGATGTTATGAACAAGGAAAGCTACGACCTAAACGAAAACGGGAAAATTGATCCAGATGAGCGGGAGATCATGCTGGAGGATCGTCGGCGTAAAATGGAAGATGCTGACCACAAGCGTGATGCCCAACTTAAAATGACATGGTTCGCTTTATCAGGAATGATTGGATACCCGTTTTTAATTGTCTTGGCTTCATATCTGGGTTTGGTTCAAGCCTCTGAATTACTTGCTGACATAGCAGCAGTATATGTCGTTGCAGTATCTGGTGTAACTGCAGCGTACTTTGGCTTTTCCAACATGGCAGGGGGAAAGTAAATGTTACAAGCACTCATAGGACCGATAACAGAGTTGGCTGGTGGTTGGCTCAAAGGTAAAGCTGACGCCCAAGCCGCTGCTGCTAATCTCAAGCTCGTAGAGGCGGAAGCGAAAGCGACCATAATGAAGAGTGCCGCTACGTCAGAAGCGGAGTGGGAGAAGATCATGGCGCAGGGCACCATGAACTCGTGGAAAGACGAGTATCTCGTTCTACTCTTCTCGATTCCCTTAATTCTCTGTTTTACAGGAGATTGGGGACGAACCACGGTTGCTGAAGGCTTTGCTGCTTTGGAGCAAATGCCTGAGTGGTATCAATATACGTTGGGTGTAATCGTAGCTAGTAGCTTCGCCGTGCGGTCTGCTACTAAATTCTTTGGCAAGAAGTAATGGAAAACATTAAGCTGCCCATAACTATTATTGGAGTCATCATCTTGCAGATTGGTGGCTTCATCTGGTGGACTGCGCAGCAAGCGGCAACCATTGCTGACCTAGAGGAAACAGTTAACCAACTTGGTTCTAAGATGGCTATCGAAGATAACGTTAATCTCAAGCGTGACGTTAAAGATGCGTTTATGGAAATACAGTATTTGTGGGACGAAACCGAAGAAATTTGGGAAGACCATGACGGATTGGCGCGAACTATCGGTGCAATAACATCGCTGCAACAGCGTGTAGCGTTGCTTGAAAACGAACTCAAATACATCAACCGTGACCATGAGGGCATGTTTGATATGAAAGGGAGTATGAAATAATGGCTAAAGGTGAAGCACTCAAGATACTGCAAGCCAAGTGTGGCGTAACGGCAGACGGGGCGTTTGGTCCGAATACCGCTCGTGCGATTGCAGACCATTATAAACTGTCGCCAAAGCGTGGCGCACACTTGCTTGGTCAGGCCGCACATGAAAGCGGCAACTTTATGATTAGCGAAGAAAACTTAAACTACCGTGCCTCTACCATGTGCCGTGTTTGGCCTTCACGTTTTGCGTCAGAGGCAGAAGCTGCGCCATACGCAATGAACCCACAAAAACTAGCCAACAAGGTCTACAACGGACGCATGGGCAATGCGGCAGGGTCTAATGATGGCTGGTTGTACGCTGGCAAAGGTTTCATTCAGTTGACTGGCAAGGACAACGTTCGTGCATTTGCCGAACATATTGGGCGTGATAGCTTGGTAGATGACCCATCACCGATTGCAACAGAACTTGCAATGGATAGCGCAATATTCTTCTTTGAAAAGAATGGTTTGTTTGGACTTGCGGACAAAGGTGTGAACGACAGTATCATTAAAAGTATCACAAAGCGTGTGAATGGCGGTTATCATGGGTTAGATGACCGCATCGAGAAAACCAAAAAGATTTACGGCTGGCTGTCTTAAAAGAGGCTCTGGTCTTTGAAATCTAGGAATAGTGTGTTAAAAAAGTATAAATAGTACTTGGAGCGTTTGTATGAGCAAACTAGGCGACTTTCTTAAAAAAGGCATAGGAGCCTTAACTGGTGGTGATATAGTTACCGACCTCATTGCGAACGCAGTCACCTCTAAGGTTTTGGGTGGTGACACTAAAGACGCTCTAATGTTTACAATGTTGCAGAAGGGTCTAGGTGGAGATGGCCTTAATCTAGGAAATTTATTTGGTG